ACCAAGAACCAAATAAGGAAGATATGTCATCTGACGATGACGCCTTAACAGTCGATGATGTTGTTGAGGCTTGGAATAGTTTGGCAGCGGATCGTGGTCTGGCTAAGATCGTCAAGCTGACAGAGAATAGGCGCAGGCAGATCAAGGCGCGTATCAGGGAATACGACGCAGAGGATTGGTCCACTGCGATGGCAGCCATTTACAATTCAAAGTTCCTGTGTGGAGAAAACGATAGGGGCTGGAAGGCTGACTTTGACTTCCTCCTCCAGCCGAAGAGCTTTGTTAAACTGATAGAGGGGGCATACAACAAATGAGATACGGAAGCGTATGCTCTGGGATTGAGGCCGCGACTGCTGCTTGGCATCCCCTGGGCTGGGAGCCAGCTTTCTTTAGCGAGATTGAGCCGTTTCCACGCGCAGTCTTGGCTCACCACTATCCAGATGTTCCACTGCATGGGGATTTCACCACAATTCAGGGAGATGAATATGGAGCAATTGACCTTCTTGTCGGAGGAACGCCCTGTCAGTCGTTCTCAATCGCTGGCCTCAGAGGCGGATTGGATGACGATCGTGGCAACTTGGCGCTTGAGTTTCTTAGACTTGCTCAGAGAACACGGCCCAGATGGTTGGTTTGGGAGAACGTCCCCGGCGTCTTGTCATCGAACGGAGGAAGGGATTTTGGTTCCATACTCGGAGGCATGGTCGAATGCGGGTATGGGTTCGCCTACAGAGTGCTTGACGCTCAGTATTTCGGAGTGGCCCAGCGACGCCGCCGTGTGTTCGTTGTCGGATGTCTTGGAGACCCAGCCAGTGCCGCAGCGGTTCTTTTTGAGCGCCACAGCTTGCAAGGGAATCCTTCGCCGCGCCGAGAAAAGGGGAAAAGAGTTGCCGACACCCTTACTGTTGGCGCTAACCAATGCAGCGGGTTCATCGGAGATATAACGGAAGATAAATGGCCAGCAGAATTTGCTCCAACTTTAAACGCGCACTTCGGCGAGAAAATGGGATTAGAAAATCAGCATATTTCTGGCGGTGGCGGATTATTCGTTCCTGATTTAATTGCCATAGGGTTTGACGCATACAACAACGATGTAACTGGAGATGTGTCGAAAACTGTAGATACTGGGCAAGATTATCATCACGTTCCAAACGTAATCCATAAAAGCGGAGTTCGCCGATTAACGCCTATTGAATGCGAACGCCTACAGGGATTTCAAGACAACTTCACACGCATCCCGTGGAGAAATAAACAAGAAGATGATTGTCCTGATGGCCCGCGCTATAAGGCATTAGGCAACTCAATGGCTGTTCCCGTGATGAACTGGATTGGCTGCAGAATTAACGAAGTGGAGAAGATCAATGGAGAGAAATAAAATCATCACTTACGCCAAGCCAACACCTGGTGAGAGCGGAGCGCCAACAGGCGTGGATGAATACGCAGCATGGTTTAACCAGACATTCAGGTTTGCGAAGGCGCTTGTGAAAGTTGATGGCCGAGGACGTAAGTTCATTGATTTGGATTACAGCCGATGACCAAGGGCAAAGCACTAAAGCTAAGTGATGTTGAACGCATCCACGCTGACCTAATCAAGCACGATGAGGCAAGACTAGCCATCGCTAAGAAATACCGCATCACGCTGGAAACTCTCAACAAGATAGATAGGGTTCGTAAAATTGCCGGGAAATATGGGCCGCAAGCCGCCTTACGACTTCGTGGACATCAAGTTCCGAAACAATCAAGTAAGACGAAATGTGGAAGCGAGTAAGTGGCGCTGGAAGTCATGGGGCTGGAATAGCGATTGGGACATCGTAAGCTGGCAACCTTCGACGGAAGATGAAAAAAAATAACAACTAGGTATTGACCAATGCGTTTTAGGCGCTAAAGATACGTTCATAGACAACGAAGAGGGATTTAGAAATGCAGATGCACTTTACAGCAGTTCGTGGCAGCAACTACGCTCGATATGCAGCGCCAACGTCTGAGCAGACAGCAAAGGCTCGTGGCTACACTGCCGCCCAGATCGGTGGAGAAAACCCATACGACGCTGAAACCGCTGAACACGCTGCATTCAACTTCGCCTTCAACGCTTGGAAAGAATACGAAGCTGAGAAGGCATCCAACGGCGGACGCTGGGTTCGTTAATAGAAACTGAAAGGGAGATTAGAAATGAACACCAAGGAACTTATCTTTTGCATCGCCTGCTCGGCCTTCATTGGCTTCTGCATGACAATGGCTCTGGCATGGGAGTTGTCACTGTGAACAGCTATAAAGACTATCTCCGCCTGAAGTGGCTCAAGCCAATCGTCATCGAGCGCACAAAGAAGCTGTCGGGCGACCACGTTCTGGTCTCAAGCTGCAAGCCAGTGGAGATCGTGAAGTGAAGAACGCTATCATGATACGGCAGACTAAGCCGCCAGCAATCAACCGCTTGCCTGACCGATCTGATAGCCCGAAGCATTACGAATACGGGATGCTGCAATCAGCTAAGGCTTTACTGCAAGCCATATTGGAAAGCGGAAGGGTTCATGGCCCTATGACAGACGAAGAGCAGATTGATGCCATCGCCTGGGCTTATGACGTAAAAGTAACTGTAGCATGAAAGGGAGAAAGAAGATGCAGGAAGTTTATGATGTTCTGATTGCCATTGTGGCGTTTTCCTTAACAACGGCTGTTTTAGCGTTCTGCGCTCGTGTCGGCTGGGAACTTGGTGGAAAGCTATGGCAAACGATGATGATTGGCTGATCCTGATGGCAGCCAGAAGCATTTGCGCCGAACAGGCTGAAAAGCAGGACAACGACGATTGGGTTAAATATCTCCTTGGAGATTGGGACCACACAGTTTGAGTGCGTCTCACGGAGGAAGGCATCCGTAATGGCTGAAATTTTTAAGGTGGTCAGAGACATATTTTATGTTGTTTGCGCGGCCCACTTGGCTGTTTGGTTTGTGTTATGGGAAATCTCATTCTTTTGGGATTGGCAGCCTTCCGGTAGGTTTGCTCTTTTTTTCTTGGGTGTCGGCTTTGCCTTAATACAAGCAGCGGGGAGGTGGTTAAATGACTGAAGACGACAAGGCGCTGGTGGAGCGGCTGCGTAAGGTTGGAACAAAGCTATCTGGATACGCAGGACACGATGATGACTGCGAAATTATGTTGAAAGGCGTATGGGGAGATAACACCCCATGCGATTGCGGATATGAGGACGCATGGAAAGCGTGGTCAGCACTGGGAGAGACGGAATGAAACCAGCATGGTATGGGGGCAACAAAATCCCCGATAGCTATCTAAAGCAATTCCAACGCAGCGATGATCGCGGAACAGATAATTGGAGAGGAGCATTTGAAATGACAAAGGAGGAAGTGAAATGATTGAACTAGCATTTATCGGAGGCGGCCTGTTTGCAGGCTTTATCATTGGGTATAGCATTTGTGCTATAGTTCTTGGTGGACGCATTGAAGCTCTGGAGGAAGAAATTGCCACATACACAGATAGAGACGAACGCGGACGCTTTAAAAAGTCCATGCGAACACTCAAGCACGATTAAGCATCACATAAACTGCGCGGTCACACGTTGGGGCGATAGTCGTTCTTGGTGTGACTGCGGTGCTGCTTTGTTAGCTAATAACCTAGCTAAGTTGACAAACGAGCCTGCAAATACGAAATAGGCTGCATGGAAGACGCCATTAAAAAAATGGAAGCTAATGGAAAGTTTGTTGAGGGACATCCTGGTGGCCCCGGCAGACCCAAAGGCGTTCCTAACAAGACTACTAGGTTAGCTAAGTCTGTTATTGCAGAGGCTGCTGATCGTCTTGGTGGACCAGATCGTCTTGTTGAATGGGCTAAAGAGAACGCAGGAAACGAGCGTGTATTCTGGGGGACCATTTATCCAAAGCTACTTCCACTTCAGGTGAACGCAGAGATTGAAGGCAATATCGCGGTAAGGGGCGCGTTAGTGTGGAAGACGCCCAGCTAACAGCCATTGAAAGCCCGTATGAGCCGCGCCAGCAGTTCATGCCTCTGCATCTCAGAGATACACGCTGGGGTATTGTCGTCGCGCATCGTCGTGCTGGTAAGACTGTTGCTTGCGTAAACGACCTAATCAAAGAAGCTGCCTGCTGCATTAAGCCGAACCCACGCTTCGCTTACATCGCGCCGCAACTCAATCAGGCGAAAGACATCGCTTGGTCCTATCTGCTCGAATACACTGAATGCTTCGGCCCTGACCGCAAGATTAACGCTTCCGAGTTATGGATAGAGCTTCCCAACAACAACGCCCGCATCCGCATCTATGGCGCTGACAATCCAGATCGGCTGCGTGGTATCTATCTCGACGGCTGCGTTCTTGATGAGTTTGGGGATATGAACCCGACGGTCTGGTCGCAAGTTATCCGTCCTGCATTGTCTGACCGCAAAGGCTGGGCAATCTTCATCGGGACGCCAAAAGGCAAGAACGTATTTTACGACCTATGGCAGAACGCAGAGGACGACGAAGATTGGTCTAGACTGATGCTCAAGGCATCTGAGACAGGGCTACTCGACGAGAAGGAACTTAACGACGCTCGACGCATGATGAGCGAAGAAGAGTTTGCACAGGAATACGAGTGCAGCTTTGAGGCTGCTATTCGTGGCGCATATTACGGCAAAGAGTTTTCCGAGATGGATCAGGCTGGCCGCATTACTAACGTGCCTTACGATCCTGCGCTTCCCGTTCATACTGCGTGGGACTTGGGCATGAGCGACAGCACTGTGATCTGGTTTGTCCAGGCGCATGGTGGTGAGACACGCTGGATCGACTGCCTCAAGGGTGAGGGTGTTGGCCTCGACTGGTATGTAAAACACTTACAGGAAAAGCCATACGTCTGGGGTAACCATTACCTTCCGCACGATGTTCGTGTAAGAGAGTTAGGGACGGGCAAGAGTAGATTGGAAGTCCTTAGTGAACTTGGCTTACGCAATATCGAAGTTGCGCCGCGCATGGACATCATGGACGGCATACAGGCGCTTAGGATGCTCCTGCCGCGCTCATGGTTCGACAAGACCACTTGCAAGCAGGGCATCGAGGCATTGCGAATGTATCGTCGGCACTACGACGAAAAGCGCCAAGAATTTCAAACGCACCCGTTCCACGATTGGACATCTCACTACGCCGATGCCGCAAGGTATTTTGCCATAGCGCATAGAGAACAAATGGGTTATACGCCTATCAGGCGAAATATCCGTGGAATTGTTTAATGAAAACTCCAGCTTGGCAGCGCAAAGAGGGCAAGTCCCCATCTGGCGGACTAAATGCCAAGGGCCGTGCGTCTGCAAAGGCTGAAGGAATGAACTTAAAGGCTCCTGTTAAATCAGGCGATAATCCTCGGAGGGCATCATTTCTAGCGCGTATGGGCAATATGCCGGGGCCGGAGCGTAATGCGAAAGGCGAACCAACCCGCCTACTATTATCGCTGCAAGCGTGGGGTGCGTCATCTAAAGCAGACGCGAAGTCCAAAGCCAAAGCTATTTCCGCCCGCAACAAGGGGAAGTCAAAATGAAGATGGGTTTGTATGCCAACATCGCAGCCAAGAAGGCGCGGATCAAGGCTGGCTCTGGGGAGAAGATGCGTAAGCCTGGAACAAAGGGCGCTCCAACTGCTGCTGCTTTCAAAGCCGCTGCTAAAACTGCAAAGGTGAAAAAGAAATGAAGAAACTCAGCGCAGCCGCCAAGAAGATCGGCAAAGTTATGGGTGAATACAAGCGCGGCACACTTCATGCTGGCGTAAACCCTAAAGGCCCAGCCAAAGCTCCGATGGCAAAGAGCCGTAAGCAGGCGATTGCTATTGCTCTGTCGGAAGCTGGCAAGTCGAAAAAGAAGTAAGGCGGAACTATGGCATATCGGAAAAACGCAAAGCCCACAGATGTGGAGGTTGAAGACGCTATGGTGCTGGACGACGGCATCGAAGTAAGCGCCGAAATGCCTGAAGGTGAAGAGATGACTGACGAGCAGCTTCAGAGCATCGTCGCTGGCGAGATTGATGACGCTCAAGCGTATATCGACGACGTTATCTCTCCAGAACGTGCGGAAGCTGGTCAGTATTACAAGGGTGAGCCTTTCGGTAACGAAGAGGAAGGCCGCTCTAGTGTTGTGTCGATGGATGTCCGCGATACGGTCCAAGCCATCATGCCGTCAATTATGCGGGTGTTCTTTGGCTCTTCTACTGTTGTGGAATACGCTCCGAACGGCCCAGAAGACGTTGAGAGCGCCGAGCAGGCAACGGATTATGTCAACTACTGTTTGACACGCGACAACAACCTGTTTGCTCATTCCTATGCCTGGTTCAAAGACGCACTCATTCGCAAGAACGGTTTTGGTAAAGTCTGGTGGGACGAGAGCGAAACCGTAAAGACGTATGAGATCGAAGAGATGGACGAGAACGCCTACATGGTGCTTATGTCCGATCCAGAGGTTGAACTGCGTGAAGTTGAGGTTGAGTATTCCGAAACCGAGATGCTGACACCTGAAGGCATTGCTACAGTCGTTCAGATGCCGTCTTACAGCGCAACAGTCGTTCGTAAGATGAAGGAAGGCCGTCTCAACGTCGCTGCGTTGCCGCCTGAAGAGTTTCTGATTGACCGTCGCGCCAAGTCTATGGATGACTTCGAGTTTATCGGCCATCGTCGTTATATGACAGTCTCTGAGCTTGTTCAGCTTGGCTATGAGCAGGACGAAGTTGAGAACCTGGGCTTTGAAACTCAGGACGACTTTGAAGGCAACATGGAGACGTTTGACCGCAATCCGCAGGCAACCATCCTTGGTGCTGGCCGGACTGACGTTGCAAGCCGCAAGGTTATGTATATCGAAGGCTATCTCTACGTTGACATGGACGGAGACGGCATCGCTGAACTTCGCAAGGTCTGCGTTGGTGGTTCTGCATATAAGATTTTGCACAACGAAGCTGTAGACGACCATCCGTTCTTCAACTTCTGTCCTGATCCAGAGCCTCACACGTTCTTTGGTATGTCGATTGCCGACGTTGTGATGGACATTCAGCGCATCAAGTCGTCGATTATGCGTAACACGCTCGATAGCTTGGCGCAGTCCATCTATCCGCGCATGGGTGTTGTCGAAGGTCAGGCGTCCATTGAAGACGTTCTGAACACGGAAGTTGGCGGCATCATCCGCATGAAGTCGCAGGGCGCTGTTCAGCCGTTCATTACGCCGAATGTGTCTAACGCTGCATTCCCAATGCTTGAGTATATGGATCAGGTGAAGGAAAGCCGCACAGGCATTAACAAGGCATCCGCTGGTCTCGACGCAAACGCACTGAACGGAGCCACTGCAACGGCTGTAAACGCCACTGTGACGGCAGCCCAGCAGCATATTGAGCTTATCTGCCGTATGTTCGCTGAGACAGGCTTTAAATCGCTTATGAGCAAGGCTCTTAGCCTCTTGGTCAAGCATCACGACAAGCCTCGCATGGTTCGTCTGCGTAACAAGTGGGTTCCGATTGACCCGCGTGTTTGGGATGCGGACATGGATGTTGTGGTAAACATCGCACTCGGCACTGGTTCTGATGAGCAAAAGATGGGCTTCCTGAACCTTATCGCTCAGAAGCAAGAAATGCTGATGCAGCAGCTTGGTCCAATGAATAACCCGCTGGTTAACTTTGAGGGCTATTACAACACGCTTGAGCAGATGCTGGCAATCGCTGGCTTCAAGGATGTTTCACAGTTCTTCCAGAACCCGCAGAACTTCCAGCCGCCACAGCCAACGCCTCCTCCGCCCAGCCCAGAAGCAATCTTGGCACAGGTTCAGGCGCAGAGCATTCAGGCTGACATCCAGAAGAAGGCTGCCGAGCTTGAATTGCAGCGTGAAGATATGCTGCTTAAGGATGACCGCGAACGTGATAAGCTGGACGCTGAAGTTATGCTCAAGTCCGCTGAGATCGAAGCCAAGTATGGCTCTCAGGTAAACACGGCGAATATCCAAGCCTTGATGCAGCGTGACCGTGAGTTTCTGAAGCAGCAGGGTGAACTGGAACGCGCAGTGGTTCAGGCTTCACAGGCCGCTCCCGCCGTCCCCATGCAGCCTGAGATGATTATGCCCGTTGAACTTCCGCCAGAAGGAATGATGTAATGGCAGTTGATATTGAAGCCCTGAAGGCGCTCGGCCTTAGCGACCAAGAGATCAACCAGCTTGTTGCCATTGAAGCTGGTGGCTTTCCGACAAGGGCAGCATCACCGCAGCAAGTTACAAACCGTGTCGCTGGTGCGTATGACTACACTCCTCTTTACGGTGGTGGTGATATTGTTCCCGGCACGACGGCTGGCATTCTTGCCAATCTCGGCATTGAGAACCCAAATGTTCCCGTGTTTGAATTGCTGGGCAGCGCGAATAAGGGCGGAAACAACGCCAACGAGCGGCTAGCATTTGCCGCACAGCCAGGGCAGTCATTCCGTTTGGTGAATAACGCAACGGGCCAAGTTGTTGGCGAAGCAAGAACGCCAGAAGAAATTTCTTCGCTTGTTGCACAGTCAAACGCATTGTCGAAGCAGCTTGGTAAGAAGGCTGATTTGTCATTTGAGCAGTCAACTGGTGGCGCATATTCGCCAATCTTTGAAGACCAGCCAAACATTTTATTCGATACGCCAATGAAGCTGATTGCTGCGGGTATGCTTGCGTCAATAGGCGGTGGGTTATTGCAGCCAGGTGGACTTAGCGGTGCTGGTGCTGCTGGTTCAAACGCTGCAATCTCTAACAGTGTGGCTAATGCGGTTAATGCGGCCTACACTGGCGCTCAAGCTGGCGCTGCATCTGCACTTGCCCCTGTTTATGGCGCTGGTGCTGGTGCTTTTAGTGCGGGTGCTGCTGGCGCTGGTGGGCTTCTTTCTGAAGGTGCGTCACTTGCCCCCGGCGCATTGTCATCTTTGCCGAGCAATCTTGCGTCTATTAACGCTGCCACGCAGGCTAGTCTTGCTGGCGCTGGTTTAGGTGGAACGACCAGCGGTCTTGTGGCTGACGCATTTGGAAACCTTGCAGACCAGACGGGCGCGATTGTTGTCACAGGTGGTGGTGGCGGCTCTCTTCTACCCGCAGGGGCTGCTCTTACTGCTGCCGGAACAGCCGCCGCAACCACCTCTGGCGGAGCGGGCGCTGGTGGCGCTGGCGCTGCTGGTTCCGACGCGGCTATCAATGAAAGCCTGCAAAACACAATAGATACCGCATATCAAAATGCCCAAACTGGTGCTGCTTCGAACTTGGCAGGAACATACGGTGCTGGTGCTGGCCCATTTGTCGCTCCCGGTGCAGGGGCTACTGCTGGTGCTGGCGGTATTCTCGGAACTGGTTTAAACCTAACAGAATTAGCAACACTTGGCAGTCTTGGCGCGTCCGCTTTGGGCAGCGTATTCGGTGGTGGCACTGGTGGAACTACGGGAGTGCCGTATGTGTCCCCATTTGGCACAACTGGTGGCTTCGGCGCAGGCATGGATTACCGCGCACAGCCTTCTATCGCTGATTACGAGAAGTATGGATTTGGCCCAGAAGCTACGTTCTTCCGCCCTGAATATAATAGACTTGTATCTACTGCTGCTGGCTTCGCTGGGGCCGCAACTCCTCCTGCAACAACTGCAGGGGCGACAGCCACTGGCTCTACAACTCCTGGAGCCACAACTGCTCCCGCTACAACTGCTGGTGCTACAACGACCTCTTCGTCCGCAACTTCTGGTTCAACAAATCCTGCGGCTACGACAACTGGCGCAACAACAAGTCTAATAGATAGCGCAGCATCAACTGGCGCAACAAATCCAAGTGCATCGACAGCAGGAGCTAAAATTTCTTTGCCATCCGAAACTAATGTTGGTGGTGGATCACCTGTTTCAGTTGGCGGCAATATGGGACAAGTTCCAATATCTGCGGCTCAAAGAGAGATAAACACCATCAACAACGCGACTGCTGTAACTAATCCAGCAAATCGCGTTCAAAATCTCGGTCAAAAGGGTGTTTTTGATTACTATAAAACAGCCCTTGAAACGGCTGGGAATTATGCAAACAGCGGATACATAACGCCAGAAGCGGCTAGTTTGTATACTGCAAAGTTAAATTCAGCTTTGGCGGCTCCGAATGCAACACTGGAATCAATTAGAGCGGCTGCTCCGCTTCCACAGTATACATATACAGGATCGACGCAGCCGATTACTGACCCAAATAGATATGTTAACGATTTATTTAAGCAAATTGGTTCGCAGTTTTCACAAGGACTTCTTAACCAAGAACAGGCGAGAAACATTCAAAGCCAACTTCAGAGAAACCTTGTATCTGGATCAACTAGCACTGAGGCGTTGCAAAATATCTACAATACCGAAATGCAAAAGTATAAGCCGTTAATCTGATGGATAAATTCCAAGTTATTGCTGACGGAAATCACGCAAAGCGCCTTCTGGAAGATGAAACTCTTCTGGGGGCGTTTGCTGCTGTTGAGGCTGACATTTACATGGAGTGGCGCACATCTCCAGTTGGTGATGACCGCGCCCGCCAAGACCTGTTTCACACGCTTAAAGGATTAGAGCGTTTGAAAACCCGCCTACAGGCAATTCTTGATGCAGGAGTGCTTGCAGCAAGGAATTAACATTTATGAAAAAAGGTGATATATGACGGAACAAGTCGGCAACCCCAATGCTGGGATCGGCCTCCACGAAGCAACCTTAGCCATCAGTAAAATGCTCGGCCCTGAAGAGGATAACCAAAGCGAAGCTGAGGCGCTAGACCCGGAAACGGGTGAGGCAGAAGAAGATTACGAAGGCGAAGTTGAAGCCGATGGCGACGATGAAGCTGAGTATGATGACGAAGCCGAACTGGACGAAGATGATGGTGAGGAAGAAGCCTCACAGGAACTTCCTGATGATGTCACAGTCAAGGTAAAAGTTGACGGTGAAGAAGTGGAAGTCACCCTGGCAGAGCTTCGGAATGGCTATAGTCGGACTTCAGACTACACGCGGAAGGCGCAGGCTCTCGCTGAAGAACGTAAAGCGTTCCAAGGTGAAGCTGAAACCATCCGTCAAGAACGCGCTCAATACGCTGAACTTCTGCCATTGCTCCAGCAGCAATTGATGCAGCAAGCCAGTGCGGAGCCTGATTGGGACACTCTTTACAACGAAGACCCCATTGAGGCAGCGCGGTTAGAACGACAGTGGCGCAAATCTCGTGAAGAGCAATCGTATCGCTTCCAAGCCATTCAGGCTGAACAGCAACGCCTCGCACAAGAGCAAGCCACCGACCAGATGAAAGCCATACAGGCTTTTGTGGAAGCAGAACGGGCCAAGTTACCTGATGTTATCCCAGAGTGGAAAGATCAGGACACGATGGTCAGGGAAGCTAAAGAGTTGCGCGATTGGGCTGTGTCCCAAGGTTTGACAGAGCAGGAAATCGAGAGCCTGCGCCAAGCAAACCACGTTGCACTCATCCGCAAGGCCATGTTGTATGACCGGGGTAAGACGAAAGTCCAACAGGCCAAGGACCAGCCAAAGAGGGCATCCAAGGTTATCCGTCCCGGATCAAATGGCACACAGGTCAATGGTCGTTCAACCGAGGTAAAGAGGGCTTCTCAGCGCCTAGTGCGTAGTGGTCGTATCACTGATGCGGCTGCACTTTTGGATAAACTCATTTAACTCAAGGACTTTTAGTTATGGCAATTGTTGCAAATACCTTCACCCGTTACTCGGCTATCGGTATCCGTGAAGACCTGTCGAACGTCATCTATAACATCTCGCCGGAAGAAACTCCGTTCATCTCGAACGTTGGCCGTGAGAACGTTAAGAACACCTACTTCGAATGGCAGACGGACGCTCTCGCAGCCGCTTCTTCCTCGAACGCCGCGCTTGAAGGTGATGACGTTTCTTCGTTCACTGCTGTTGTTCCGACTGCTCGTGTTGGTAACTACACGCAGATCAGCACGAAGAACGTCGTGATCTCCGGCACTCTTGAAAGCGTTGATAAGGCTGGCCGTCGCTCGGAACTGACCTATCAGCTTGCCAAGCTCGGTGCTGAACTGAAGCGTGACATGGAAAGCGCACTGCTTGCCAACCAGGCTTCTGTTGCTGGTAACACGACGACTGCCCGCCGCACGGCTGGTCTGCCTGCGTGGTTGACCTCCAACACCTCGTTTGGTTCTGGCGGTGCAAACCCGACTGTTGGCTCGACCCCGACTGCTGCCCGCACGGACGGCACTCAGCGTGCCTTCACGGAAGCCCTGCTGAAGACTGTTGTTCAGAGCGTCTGGACTTCGGGTGGCACTCCCAAGATGCTTATGGTTGGTCCGTTCAACAAGACGGCTGCCTCGGCATTCACGGGTATCGCTACGCGCTTCCGTGACGTTCCCGCTGGTCAGCAGGCACAGATCATCGGCGCTGCCGACGTTTATGTGTCCGACTTTGGCACGATCAACATCGTTCCGAACCGCTTCCAGCGTGACCGCGATGCGTTCATCGTCGATCCCGATTACGCTTCGTTGGCGATCCTTCGTCCGATCCAGCAGATGGAACTGGCGAAGACGGGCGACGCTGAAAAGCGCCTGATGCTTGTGGAATATGGCCTGAAGGTCAACACACAGGCAGCTCATGGGATCGTAGCCGATCTGACGACTTCGTAAGTTGGGTGTGGGGAGGGGTTTCGGCCTCTCCCCTAACTCTTTGGAGGGAATATGTCTAAACGTATCATTGCAGACGATAGCAACCTTACAGGCATCGTTACATCGTTCCACTATGACGCTGACAAAGATGAGGCGATCATTCAGAAGGAACAGGATGTTACTGCAATCATCGAAGCCAATAAGGCTGAATTTAACGCTGCACCTGAACGCTGGGGAGAGTGGACGAAGGTTGGCAGCATTCCGCTTTCAGTGTATTACGAGCTTGAGCGTCAAGGCATTCTGAATGACCAGAAGGCAATGGCGAAATGGCTGAACGACCCTGATAACAGAGCGTTCCGCACAAGGCCGGGAACTATTTAATGGCAATCACGACGTATTCAGAGTTGAAGACCGCAGTTGGAGATTGGCTCAACCGATCAGACCTGACTTCGGCCATCCCTAATTTCATCGCTCTGGCAGAGGCGCAGATGAACAGGCAAATCCGTCACCGCAAGATGGTGACACGGGCTGATGCAACTCTGGATACGCCATATTTCGCTGTTCCTGCTGATTGGCAGGAGAATATCCGCTTTCAGTTGAACACGAACCCAATCACACCGCTGGTTTATGTGACGCCTGAACAGCTAATCGAGGACAGCCAGGTGTATATCACCTCTGGTCAGCCCATGTTCTACACGATGGTAGGCCAGCAGTTTCAGGTTCTTCCGTCTCCTGATGGCTCTTACACGGGCGAATTGATGTATTACGCTAAAATCCCGTCTCTGAGCGATGCTGCACCGACTAACTGGCTGCTGACAGAGGCTCCAGACATCTATTTGTATGCGGCTCTCACGCAGTCTGCTCCATATCTGAAGGAAGATGAGCGCACTGGTGTTTGGGCAGGACTTTATCAGACGCTCGTTAATGACATGAAAATTGCTGACGAACGTGCTAGAATTGGTAGCAGCAAACTCAAATCGCGTATTCGTTCTTTCGGCTAAGGAGCTATAGATGTCTTTCTCCAATTATCTTGAAAACAAGGTGATGCTGCATGTTTTCGGCGGCACATCCTACACCGCACCCGCAACCCTGTATGTTGGCCTGTATACGTCTGATCCGGGCGAAGGCGACACTGGCACGGAAGTTTCTGGCGGCTCTTATGCGCGTCAGACGGCTGCTTTCACCATCACTGGTGGCGCTGCTGCTAACACGGCGGCCATTGAGTTTCCGACAGCATCCGCATCTTGGGGAACTGTAACCTATGTTGGTGTCCGCGACGCCTCTACTGGTGGGAACCTTCTTGCATCTGGTCCGTTGACCACATCTAAGACCATTTCCAGCGGCGATGTGTTCCGTATTCCAGCAGGCGATCTCGACATCACACTGGACTAATAGATGAGTTTCTACGGTAGCGGAAATTACGGGCTAGGGGTTTATCCCGCTGGCGTTCCGTCCGGCTACGGTAGTGGCCTCTATGGTCGTGGAAGCTACGGCGAAGACGCAATTGAGGGCGCAGCGTTAATAACTGCGTCCTCAGACGTATCTGCTACAGCCCAAAGGATTAAGGATGGCTCTGCTGCAATCGCGGCAACATCCGATGTAACTGCATCTGCTATCCGTTATGCAAATGCTGCATCATTAATCACTGCAACGAGCGATGTAACTGTAGCTGCGGTCCGTATTCTGGTCGGTGCGGTTGCGATTGATGCAACATCTGACGTTACGGTTGTCGGCCAGAAGACCATCCCCGGCGCTGCAACGATTGATGCGACCAGCGACCTAACAGCGACTGCAACACGCACCACATTTGCAGCAGCAGAGATTAACGCCACATCTACACTTACGGTTAACGCTAACCGTATCGTATTTGCAGCGTCCGAAATAAACGCTGTGAGCGCCGTTACAGCGTCTGCCGTGCGTTATGCCCAGACAACCATCGACATTGCCTCTACGACGGCTCTGACGGCCTCTGGGGTGATGGTTAACTCGGCTGGTGCGGTAATTACTGCAACATCCGACGTAATTGTCTCTGCTGGCATTCGGTTTACGGACAGCGCAGTGGTAAACGCCACTTCAACGGTTATATGTAATGCCGTTAAGAAGTGGGAGCCGGAGCCAATAACGCCGGAAACATGGACACCACAGGCCGATACGAGCGAAACGTGGACACCTGTTGTCGTAACTTCTGAAACTTGGACAGAAGTTGCAAATACTAACAAGACATGGACGCCAATTTCTGTTACAGCAGAGACTTGGCAGGAAGCTGCATGAGGTAAAAGATGGCTGATACAACCACAACAAATCTTGGTTTGACGAAACCAGAGGTCGGTGCTTCCGCCGATACTTGGGGAACCAAGCTAAATACAGACCTTGATCTGGTCGATGCGCTGTTCGCTGCCGCAGGCACAGGGACGAGCGTTGGCGTCAACGTAGGCGCTGGCAAGACGATTGCTGTTGCCGGGACACTGGCTCTGACAGGCACGATGACGGCCAATGGCGCTACTCTTAGCCCAACGGAACTAAGCTATCTTGATGGCGTAACGTCAAACATCCAGACGCAGCTTGGCAACGCGATTACCGCTTCCGGCACAGCAACGCTGACGAATAAGACGATTGCGTTTTCCAGCAACACGCTGACAGGTGTGGCTCCGCTGGCCTCTCCGACCTTCACTGGCACGGTAACGACTGCAACGACTGACCTTCTTGGCTCGGTTCGCTCAAACATCACGGCTGTTTCTGCAAGCGCGATTGACTGCTCTGCTGGTAACTTCTTCACCAAGACCGCATCTGGTGCGCTGACTTGGACGTTTACCAATGTGCCATCATCTCGCGCCTTCTCGCTGCTTCTCGAACTGACTAATGGCGGCACAGGCACACAGACTTGGCCTGCTGCTGTTAAGTGGCCGGGTGGGACTGCACCGACGCTGACGACATCTGGTGTCGATATTCTCGGCTTCATCACTGACGACGGCGGCACAACATGGCGCGGTGTCGCCCTTATGGTGGATAGCAAATAATGCTTGACCGCATTTTGATTGGTTCTTCCGTAGAGCCATCCGACCCTAATTTTAAGAACGTAACGCTGCTGCTCCACGGCGATGGAAGCAACGGCGCACAGAACAACACGTTCCTCGACAGCAGCACGAATAACTTCACCATCACCCGTAACGGCAACACGACGCAGGGATCGTTCTCTCCATATGGAAGCAACTGGTCGAACTACTTTGATGGAAGCACTGGGTATATTACAGTTGCGCATAATAGCGCGTTAGATGTTTGGGATAGCGGCAGCGGTTCATTTACTGTTGAGGCATGGATTTACGCCACTGCATCAATTGGAAATAACATATCAATTGTAGGCAAGGCACCAAATAACGGCTCACCTAGCTGGTCACCGGGCTGGGCATTTCAGGTCTACAATGGCTACTTGAACGTCAATACTCCAAGCGACACACGCCTGTTTAATAGCAATACAACATCTGTTCCGTTGAACCAATGGGTTCATTGCGTTCTTGTTAAAAGCGGCAGCACAGTAAGTATTTATCAAAATGGCGTTCGTGTCGGAACGACAACTAACAGCACTGCATATAGCAATACATTAGATGTCGTATCAATTGGGATTGACCGAAATTTTGCAGGAGGCAAGTTTCCGGGATATATCAGCAATGTAAGAATGGTTAAGGGAACTGCTGTCTACGACCCTTCTCAGTCGAGCCTAACTGTTCCAACCACGCCACTCACAGCAATCACCAACACATCACTGCTGACTTGCCAGAGCAACCGCTTCCGTGACGCCAGCACGAACAACTTCACCATCACCCGCAATGGAGATGTGAGGGTAACAAACTTTGCTCCGTTTGCGCCTTCATCTGCTTACAGCACTAGCACGAATGGTGGCTCTGCGTATTTTGATGGCAGTGGGGATTATCTAACGTCATCAAGTAGTTCTGCACTAGGATTTGGGACTGGTGACTTCACTATAGAACTATGGTTCTATACTCCTGCATTTACAGCAATTCAGGCTCTAATTGATTTGCGTAGTGGTGCTGTTGCAGAGCCATTGGCATTAAGCGTGTCATCCTCTGGTCTTGCAAGAAGTTATGATTTGACAGTTCGCACTGGAGGACAGTGTAACGCAAATCAATGGAACCATATTGCATGGGTTCGCGCATCAAACGTAAATACGGTCTATGTAAATGGTGTCGTTGGTCATAGTTGGACTAACGGTGCTGACTATGGATCATCGCGTCCTTCATGGATCGGTATGTCAGCCGGGGGAGGTTCAGAGCCATTTACTGGATATATTTCCAATCTCCGTGTGGTTAAAGGTTCAGCAGTCTATACAGCGGCATTCACACCGCCAACATCTCCCGTTACGGCCATTACAAACACGCAATTGCTGTTAAACGCCACCAATGCCGCCATCTTCGACAACTCAATGAAGAACGACCTTGAGACTGCCGGAAACGCTCAGATCAGCACAAGCGTTAAGAAGTTTGGCACGGGGTCGATGGCGTTTGATGGGAGTGGGGATTGGCTTGGTCTGCCATCAGCCCCACAATTATATTTCGGCACTAGTGATTTCACTGCTGAGGCTTGGATTTATCCAACTGGCGGTTCAGGAAACCGCGCCGTTTTCACTGGCAGTGTAACTAACGGCTTTGCATTTTATATAAATAGCTCAGGTAAAATTGCAGTTGCAAAGTCCAGCGTTGCCGAAATCATCGCTAGCACAACAACCATTTCTACGTCTGGATTTACACATGTAGCTGCCACGCGCAGTGGTAATACTTTCCGTATTTTTGTAAACGGGACTCTTGAGGCGACAGTTACATCGTCTCAGGATTTTACGGCATTCAATGATAACAGGATAGGATACGAAAATGGTTCTTCATACTATGTTGGATACATCGACGAACTTCGTATCACATCTGGCGTAGCCCGCTATACCGCAACCTTTACGGCCCCAACGGCCCCATTCCCGAATAAGTAACTGGAGGCAAAAATGATTGTCGCTATCGTAAATAACGGAGCCATCGAACAGACGGGTGACCTATACGTCCTGTTCCCTAACGTATCGTTCCCTGCCTCTGGGCCGGAAGCTGAATGGATGGCTGAGAACAACCTTGTTCCAGTGACCTATTTTAAGGCGCATGACGCAGCCACACAGAAGCTGGTTTCCTGCGAAGCCTATCTCGAAGGTGGCGATGTCTACGCAGTGAACGTGGAAAGCCTCTCGGCTGACGAACTGGCCGCTAAGGATGCGTCCACGATTGCGGTTTACAAGTCTGTCCGCAACAAGAAGCTGGCCGAATGCGATTGGACACAGCTTGCAGACGTTAACCTGACGGCTGACTGCAAGACTGCTTTCACGGCATACCGCCAAGCCTTGCGTGATGCTGATATGCTTAATCCGACTTGGCCGGACGCTCCTGCTGAAGAGTGGGCTGCCTAACAATGGATATGTCATTCGGCATTGATACTCTTCTCACCCTGATTGCTGGCGTCTTTGCCATCATTGGCGTTTGGACGCAGTTAAGCAATCGTCTCGCTATTCTGGAAACAAAGCTGGAATATGGTGACGAGAAGTTCAACGCCATCGACAAGAAGTTTGATGAGGTGATGATGCACCTCCGCCGGATTGAAGACAAGTTGGACAATAAGGCAGACCGATGAGTTTCTTAAACGACTTTGAGAGCAAGGCAGAGGGCGTGAACGATACTGTTGAGTTCGTTATCCGCGTTGCCATTGTAACGCTGGCAGCCGTTATCCTTGTGGTGGTTATGGCGCTGGTCGTCGGCCTATTCGTGCCGAACGATGTAGTTGAGAGTGCGGCCATCCTTGAGACAATCAACCCTGCGTTCCAGACCATCATCGGTGCGTTCGTTGGTTTGCTTGGTGGCCTTTCTCTGAACGCCAATGCGCGTGACAAGGAAGAGCCTGTTGAACCCGTTGAGCCTGAACCAGTAGCGCCGCCCGCACCACCAGCCCCAGCCGTTGAGTTGGATGACGACGACGACATGGAGCCGTGGGAAATGTATCGCAACGATCTTCGCTACGACAACAACGATGACGGCAAGGTTGACGAAGATGACTTTCCGAATTGGCGTAATCCGGGGCAGTAATGGCTGATAACCTATCGACCGTTGAACTGATCGGTCAACTCTGGCCCGTCGTTCTCGCCTTCATCTCGCTTACAATCATCCTCGCCAAGATGGATGTGCGGCTGGGCGTGACGGAAGAGAAGATCAAGACGCTGTTTGAATTGTGGAATAAGGGGCAGGACAAGTGAGCCTGATTGAACTGCAAAAGAAGATCGGCGTTACGCCTGACGGAGCGTTTGGTCCCGGCACACTCAAGGCCGCGATGAAATATTACAAGCTGACACCACGCCGCGCTGCACACTTCTTCGCCCAGTGCGCTCACGAAAGCGGCAACTTTAGGGCTTTTTCGGAGAACCTGAATTATGGCGCAAAAGGGCTTCGCGGTATTTTTAGAAAATATTTCCCTACTGATGCAATGGCTAGGGCGTATGAACGACAGCCAAAAAAGATTGCTAATCGGGTATATGCAAGCCGCATGGGCAATGGTGACGAAGCGTCGGGCGAAGGTTTCGCATACAAAGGACGAGGAGCCTTGCAATTAACTGGCAAGGCTAACTACCAAGCGTTTGCAAATTATATCAATCGTCCTGACATCATGACGAACCCTGATCTGGTAGCAACCGAACTGGCTTTTGAAAGCGCATTGTGGTTCTTCGACAAGAACAAGCTGTGGGCTATTTGCGACCAAGGCGTAAACGACGCCGCCATCCTTGCACTAACTAAGCGCATCAATGGTGGGACGCATGGCCTCGATGACCGCAAGGCCAAGACAAAGAAGTTCTACTCTTGGTTCTCATGAAAGGGTGTTTGGCAAATGCTCCCGTTTAATCCGATCATGGGCTATGTGGCGGCAGGCGCTCTTGTTATTGGCCTCGCAGCCGGATGGAAAGTCAAGGATTGGCAATGTGATGCCGCGTATTCCAAGGCTCTGGAAAAAGCTGAAAAGCAACGCCAGCAGATGCAAGGAAAGATAGATGAGGTTTCTTCGCTTTACCAAGAACAGCAAGATAAAGCCGATGTGGTGGTCGCCGGAGAGCGAGAAACAATCCGCGAGATATATAAGACTTTTCCTGCTGTCCCTGCTGATTGCATTCCTGATCATCGTGTTGTCGGGCTGCTCGAAGGCGGTGTCAATCGTGCCAATGCCGCTGCCTCCAGCGAACCTAGCAAGTAACTGCCCACCTCTTCCAAATCCGCCTTCCACACTCACCGATCCTGAACGCGCTATCTGGGAAGTAGAAATAATTGCCAAGTATGGTGATTGTGCGCTAAGGCACAAAATGACTGTTGATGCTTGGACGCAGGCCGCTAAGTCAAAGTGAGGGAGATGGGCGATGCCTAACATCATAGTTAGCGACGAAGAATTTGTTAAAATGTGGCAAGAGGCAGACGGCAGCCCGCGCCGAATGCACGAAATGACAGGTATAACCGAGCGGAATATCTACGCCCGTCGTCACGCTCTTGCTGGCCGTGGCATTATCCTAAAAAGCATTCCACGAGGAACCGCTAAAGGCAATTGGTCAAAAGATAATGTTGGCCGTTCGTATAAGGGCCAAAACAATCTGAGCGTCCACAATGGAAACGTTATTGTGTTCTCAGATGCCCACTGGTGGCCGGATCACCAGCGCACGGTTGCAAATGAAGCCCTTCATATTCTCATTAAAGACCTAAAGCCAGTTGCTGTCGTTGCTAATGGTGACTTGTTTGATGGCGCTAGGGTGTCACGCCACGCACCAATTGGCTGGGCTGATTTACCATCTGTTCGCGGTGAGCTTGAGATTTGCCAAGAACGCATGGCTGACATTGAGATGATTATCCCCAAAGGCTGTCAGACGTTCTGGAATGTCGGGAACCATGATGCCCGCTTTGACCGTGCGCTGATTACGAACGCTCCAGAATATGAAGGCGTTGTCGAGCGTTTAGAAGATAAGTTTGACCGCTGGGATTTTGCTTGGTCGCTGACAGTCAACGATGATGTTATGATTAAGCATCGTTATCACAACGGCATCCACGCTGCGTATAACAACGCTCTCAAGTCTGGGAAGACAATCGTTACTGGACACCTTCATCGCCTCGCTGTGACGCCCTGGGCGGACTATAATGGCCGTCGCTGGGGTGTGGATACTGGAACGCTTGCCAATCCTCACGGACCGCAGTTTGATTACGCTGAGAATAATCCTTCTCCTCACACATCGGGATTTGCAGTCCTAACTTTCAAGGATGGGATGCTGCTTCCACCAGAGCTTTGCGAGGTGATTGATGACAAGGCGTATTTTCGGGGCCAATGTGTATACGACGGAGCAAGTGAAGATGACCATCTCAGCGATTGAGTTTCTTGAACGTGCCGCCGACCTGATGCTCGAAAGGGCTAAGGAATACGACAGCGAAGATGGTGAACGGAGCATGAGATCAACGGTTGCGGCGTTCAACGTCCTGACCGGGAATATCCTCTCAGAGCAGGAAGGTTGGCTGTTTATGCTCCTTCTAAAGATTGCTCGACAGCATCAAACACCTGATTGGCATCAGGACAGTTCAGAGGATGCGATTGCTTATGCGGCCTTAATGGCAGAGGCATGGCAAAACGAAGAGGAAGATGATATAGAGATCATATTCAAGTTCACTCCTGACGATGATGAGTAGCTATGGCCCTAGTTCCACTGAATATTCCACCGGGTGTAGTCCGCAGCGGAACAGAGCTTCAGTCTTCTGGTCGCTGGTATGACGTTAACCTTGTCCGCTGGACAGAAGGCGCGATGGAGCCTGTTGGCGGCTGGGAGCGTCGTGGGAATGGAACGCTCACAGGCAAGTGCCGTGGCCTCCTAACATGGAAAACTAATAGCGGCGTTCGCTTCGCTGGCCTTGGAACGTCTTCAAAACTTTATGCGATGACGCAATCTAGCGTATTGGTTGATATTACTCCTACTAGTTTTACTGCGGGGTCTGACGATGCTTCTACAGGCGCTGGTTACGGGATTAGCACTTATAGCACTGGCTATTACGGCACACCTCGCCCTGACGCTGGTTCTGTAACACCTGCGACAACGTGGAGCCTTGATACTTGGGGCGAATATCTTGTCGGCTGCTCAACATCTGATGGCAAGCTATACGAATGGCAGCTTGATTTTGTAACGCCCACGAAAGCTGCTGTCATTACAAATGCGCCGACAAACTGTCAGGGGCTTCTCGTTACAGCTGAACGCTCTTTGTTCGCACTTGGTGCATCTGGTGATGGTCGTAAGGTAGCTTGGTCTGACCTTGAGAATAACACCATTTGGACTGCTGCATCCACGAACCTTGCTGGCAGCGTTATTCTCCAGACAACTGGCAAGATTGTGTGTGGCAAGCGCGTTCGTGGTCAGAACCTTATTCTTACAGACATTGACGCCCACACACTGACTTACGTTGGTCAGCCTTTTGTTTATCAGGCTGAAATTGCTGGTCGTGCTTGCGGAATTGTGTCTGCGAATGCTGTTGCGGTTCTTGATAACATGGCTGTGTGGATGGGGCAAAAAGGCTTCCACGTTTATGATGGTTATGTGAAGCCATTGCCGTGTGAGGTGTTTGATTTTGTTTTTAACAACATCAACATCAACCAAATCTCTAAGGTTTATGCGGTTAACAACGCGCAATACAACGAGGTGTGGTGGTTCTACCCGTCTGCCAACTCAAACGAAAACGACAGCTACGTTGCTTGGGATTACGTTGAGAACCACTGGACGATTGGCACATTGGCTCGCACGGCTGGCACTGACCGCAGTGTGTTCCGTAACCCGATTATGATTGGCGCAAACGGCTATATCTACGACCACGAAGTTGGTTTGAACTACGATAGCTCTTCACCATATGCCGAGAGTGGCCCAGTGCAGATCGGCAACGGCGATAACATCATGTATATCAATGAATTGATACCTGATGAGCGCAATCAGGGTGGCGTTACGGCTACGTTTAAAACTCGCTACTATCCGAATAGCGATGAAAGCACATACGGTCCGTATAGTCTGACCAATCCGACATCGGTGAGGTTTAATGGCCGTCAGGTAAAGATGCGCGTTACAACGACAACCCCGGCAACTAGCTGGCGAGTTGGGACGCAGCGTCTGAATGCAATCGCTGGGGGCCGTAGGTGAGCATTAAACTACCGCCACCTCCAGGCACATATAACCCTGCGTATGAAGCGCAGCGGAACCGCCTTATAGAGCTTTATTCTAACACCCTTTACGAGAAGGGTCAGGACGTTGGCATCTATGCGCCAGCAAAGCTGATTTACGAAGGCTTCTACGGCCAGTTCAAGAAGACGACCAGCGTATCTCCTGCCGCGACGAATACGGCTTACGCGATTACGTTTGACACAACCGAAGAAAGCAACAAAGTTTCAATCGGCTCTCCTGCATCTCGGATTGTTGTAGAGGAAGCTGGCATCTATAATTTCTCAGCCCACTACACAATTCTATCTAATAACAGCAGCGCAAAAACTACATATTTTTGGTTCAGGAAAAATGGAACCGATGTTCC